GTAATCAGCGCTGGCCTGAAAGCGGTCGAGCTGTATCAGTCGGATGACCCTATCGAGAAAAAACTGGAAGGGGCTACCGAGGTTGCGGGCACTGCACTGGGTGGCTGGGGTGGTGCGGCGGCGGGTGCGGCGATTGGCACAATGATTTTGCCGGTCGTAGGCACAGCGATAGGCGCGGCCATTGGCGGTGCCCTGGGGTCTTGGGGCGGCGGTGAGGTCGGCGGCTTGTTGGGCAAAGAGCTGTTTGGCACGCCGGAGAAAGAGAACAAGCCGGTGTCGTTGCTGGCTGCACCTCCGGTTCCGGTCGCACTGCCCGGCCCATTAGTGCCCACGCTGGGTGCGACGGCCAAGGCTTTCGATAACGACCGGGTGCCACTGATGGCTCGGGGACCAGCTGCAGCGCTGGCTCCTACCGGGCCGCTGATGGGGGATGTAGGTCGGGCCATGACGGAAAAGCCTGCAGCGAGTCCTACCGCGCCGATTGTCATCAAGCCCGAGGCACCCAAGATGCCGACACCCAAGTACGAACAGCAGGTTTCGATAAATGCGCCAATAACACTGACCGTTCAAGGTGATGTGAAAGATCCGCAGCAACTGATGCGAGATCTGGAGCCGATGATTCAGCGAGCTATGCGTGACTCGGCGCAGCAGTCGCAACGGTCGAATCTGTTTGATGCTCCGCACGTCGAGTAGGGGGATATATGGCTTATATGGAACAACTGCAGTCGGGTATGAAGTACCTGGTGGCGGCAGGCGAGTCAGGTCGTCGCGATCTGGACGGCATGCTTTCGCCGGTCAATGGCGCGATCAGCGAAATCAGTGGTGCGACCGCCGAGCTTGAGGGCCTGCCCATCGTTGGTCCCGCCATCGGGGCCAAGCTTCAACGCGTGATGCGGGGTGTCAATGCGGCCCAGGCGAAGGTCGGGGCTGTGGTGTCGACGTACAGCCGTGCATCAAGGGCGGCGACGCAGATTGACGAGCGCTTGGGAGTGCTCAAAGAGCAGGCAGCAAAAGCCGGGACTGCCATCAACAAGGTGGCTGGCAGTATCAGTCCCGCGCTGGCCAACATGGTGCCCAGTTCGTCATTTGCCGCGCAGAAAACCCCGGCTGTGGAAGCGGTCAAACCGTTTGAACATCTGCTGATCTTGCAGCCGCTCAGCGCGAAAGCCGAGCCGTACTACTTCAATCTGGACACCGCTGCGTTTGACGAACTGAGCCGTTCCAGTGAGTTCCGCTGGGCGTCGCAAGAGCGTCTCACGCGTCGGCCGGCACAGCAGAATATCGGTATGGGTGATGAGTCACTGACGCTCAAGGGGGCGGTATTCCCCAACGTCAAAGGCGGGATCAAACAGCTCGATACTTTGCGTGGCATCGCGGGTCTGGGCGTGCCTCTGGCCCTAACCACAGGGTATGGGGCAGTGTTGGGTAACTGGTGCTTGAAGAAAATTCAAGAAGATCAGAGCGCTCTGATGCAGGGGGGCATCCCTCGTAAGCAGGCGTTCACGCTGGAGTTCACACGCTATGGCGACGATATGCAGAACGTCTGACGGGGATATCCTCGATACCCTTTGTTTCAACCATTACGGCCATTTGAACGGCTCTGTGGAGGCCGTGCTAGATGCCAATCAGGGCCTGGCCGATGAGGCTCAACCCTTTCGGGTGGGGCTGATCATCACTCTGCCGGACCTTCCCGCATCCTCCGATGAAACCGTGATGCTTTGGGGCTGACCTCGGCATTACGCGTAACGAACTTTTCCTTTTGCCCAGCCCCGTCGAGTGCGGGGCTTTCTTTTGGTGTCTGCGCATGAAACCCATTTTCCGGATCGTTGCCGACGGCACCGACATTACGGCGCTCATCAACGACCGATTGATCCAGCTGCGTACCACTGACAAGCCCGACATGGATTCAGACGAATTCGAGCTGCGCATTGATGATCGCGACGGTGCAGTGGCGTTGCCATCGAGGGGCGCCGATGTTGAGGTTTATCTGGGCTATGACGGCCAGAAGCTGACCAAGATCGGCCTGTACACCATTGATGAGATCGAGGTGTCTGGTCCTCCCGACACGATGGTCATCAAAGGCAAGGCCAGCAGCATGCGTGGAAGTGGTAAGACCACGCGCAGCGGTAGCTGGGAGGATGTGCCGTTGTCCAAGATTGTCAGCGACATTGCCGCACGCAATGGCTGGGCTCCAGCGTGCAACGTAGCGACAAAGGTCCCACGGGCTGACCAGCTCAACGAGTCGGATTATCACTTCATCACACGGCTGGCAAAAAAATACGACTGCACGGCCAAGGTCGCCGACGGCAAGTTGCTCGTTATGCCCAGGCAAGAGGGAGTCAGCGCGTCCGGGAAAGCGTTTGGCGTTCTGGCCATTACGCGCCAAGACGTCAGCCGATGGCAGTTCAGACTGGGTGATCGTTCGACACACAAAGCCGTGTCGACGAAGCATCAGGACAAGAAGACCGGGAAGCTCCAGATCGTGACCCTCAATAACGACACGGCCCCCGACGGTCTCCCGCCTGTTCATACCGACCGGCATATCTACCCCAACAAATCTGCAGCTGAGCAGGCCGCGAAAGCGCGTCTTGCTGCTTTCAATCGCAGCACTGCAGGCATCCGTCTTGAAATGGTTGGACGTACTGACCTTTTCGCGGAGCGCATGATCAGCGTGCAGGGGTTCAAGGAGGGTCTTGATGGCGAGTACCTGGCCGATTCGGTCGAACAGGTATTTACCCAAGCTGGCTGGTCCACCACGGCCGAGTGCAATGGTGGCAACAAGGGCAAGGCAAAAGCCAAAGGCAAAAAGAAAGAGAAAAAACCAGTCAAGGTCGTGCAGCTCTGACCATCACCTCCATCACAAATCACCTTTACTCAGGAGATGTCTGAATGTCGATTACTGTGCAGCAGTTGCTGCAGATCCTCC